CGCCTATTATGCTTGAACCTTCTATCATATGTTATTAATCCATATACAGAAGAGGCAAAATTTGACCTCAAATTATTTTTTGAACATTCTAAAATAGCTGCCCGTATGATGGATGACATTGTTGATTTAGAGGAAGAGTGCATTAATAGAATTCTTAAAAAAATTGATAGTGATCCAGACCCTGAAGAAATTAAATCTCGTGAACGATCAATTTGGACACGAATTCTTGAAAGCTGTGTTTCTGGTCGTCGTTGTGGTTTGGGGATTACCGCTCTAGGCGATACGTTAGCCGCTCTAGGCATGGAATATGGTTCTGATGAATCTATTGAAAAAGCAGAAGAGATCTATAAGGCACTTAAATTAGGCTCTTATACCGCATCTGTGGAAATGGCTGAAGAACTGGGGACATTTGAAGGATGGGATTATGAAAAAGAAAAATCCTGTCCTTTCTTAAAACGTTTCAAAAAAGACGTTTTAGAATATGAAGGTGAAATCCTAGTAAAAGGTAAAGAGCTATATGAAAGGATGAAGAAATCTGGAAGGCGGAATATAGCATTATTGACTATTGCTCCAACAGGCAGTGTTTCTACAATGACACGTACTACTTCTGGAGTAGAACCAGCTTATCTTTTGGAATATACACGTAGAAAGAAGGGGAACCCAGGGGATAATAATTTCAGGGTTGATTTTATTGATGCTAGTGGCGATAGCTGGATGGAGTTTAAAGTTTATCATCCGCAAGTTGAAGAGTGGATGAAAGTCACAGGCGAAACTGACGTAACAAAATCCCCTTGGTATGGCTGCTGTGCCCCAGATTTAGACTGGACTAAACGTGTTAAATTGCAAGCCGCTCTACAGAAACATTGTGACCACTCTATCAGTTCAACTGTTAATCTTCCGAATGAGGCGACAGTGGAGCAGGTTAAAGAGATATATGAAACAGCTTGGCTATCTGGATGCAAAGGTATTACAGTTTATCGTGATGGCTCTCGTACCGGAGTGTTAATATCGGATACCGCAAAAGATAACAGTGTTATTAAACGTCCTGATGATTTGCCTTGTGAAGTTCATCATATTAGTGTTAAAGGTGATCCATATTTTGTTCTAATCGGACTTGTTAATGGTAAGCCTTACGAGGTGTTTGCCGGTCGTAATGGATGTATTGATTCCGGAATTAAGACGGGTGTCATCCACAAAGTCAAACGGCCAAAATGCTATCGTGTTACTTTTGATGACGAATCTCAATTACAGCCAATCACCGCAGCTTGCTCTGACAATGAGGAAGCTTTGACTAGAATGATTTCTATGTCTTTACGTCATGGGGCGGCTATTAATTATGTAGTTGATCAACTTCAAAAGACTCAAGGTTCTATGACTTCTTTAGCTAAGGCCATTGCTAGAGCATTAAAAAAACATGTACCCGAAGGCTCTAAGTCTTCCCAAAAATGCACAGCGTGTGGAGCCAATATGATTTTCCAGGAAGGCTGTAATAAATGTGTTGGGTGTGGGGCAAGTAAATGCTCATAGACTATATTAGTAAATTTTTTTGTGAGCAATATATAAATTCATTATGGAAAGATATCACTTATCAAATAACTAATAAAAGTTTTGATAAGTTTACCACCGATCATATGAATGAGGAAGAAATATTAGAAAGTATGGAAGATATTTTTGCTGACAGTTTTTACTTAGGAGAAAAAATTGGGTAGTAAACCTTCCACACAGGACAAAATAGTTGGCCTTATTCTTTTATCAGCCCTTTTTTCTATTATGATTTGGGTTGGATTTACTGCACAGAAGAAGATGTTAGGGATTTACGATCTTGAAGATAGAGTTAGGTATTTAGAAGAAAAATTAAATAAAAGATCATAATTTATTTAGGACTAATCGCATGAAGATTTCTGTTAAACGCTTATCTCCTACAGCTATAATCCCAACGAAAAGCCATCCTACAGATGCTGGATACGATCTGTATGCGGATGAGGATGCTGAACTTTTACCCGGCGAAACAAGGCTGATCAAGACTGGAGTAGCTATTTCCGTACCAAAAGGTATGGTTGGGCTTTTATGGGATAGATCTTCTTTAGGAAGTCAGGGGTATCACCTTCATGGGGGTGTAATAGATCATGGATACACTGGAGATGTGAGTGTTGCATTATGCAATACAAATATTTCAGGACATCCAAGCCTTCCTAAAAAGAATATTAAAGCGGGAGATAGAATTGCTCAAATTATTTTTCAAGATGCCAAGCATTTTGAATTAGAAGAAACGCAGGAACTTGATGAAACAGGAAGATCTAAATCTGGTTTTGGAAGCAGTGGTAGATAATTCCAATAAATAAGAGATTCATATGAGAAAAAGTAGACAGCATGATCACGATTCAGAAAAACCTGCTCAACCTCAAAGAAAGTTAAAAAGAAGTTTTGAAGCTAAAGGGAAGAATCAAACGGAATATGTATTGTCTATAATTAAGAATGACATCACATTTTGTTCTGGACCTTCGGGAACCGGAAAATCATTTATTTCAGCAGGAATCGCTTCGCAGCATCTTTTAAAAGGCAAAACAGAAAAGCTAATTGTTACTAGACCTTTAGTGACCGCCGGAGCAAGTTTAGGTGCGGTTCCTGGAGATATCCAAGAGAAGGTAAGACCATACTTAAAACCTATGGAAGAAAATCTTCGATACTTTCTTGGAGATGAAAATTTTGATGAATTACTTGAACAAGATGTTATACGATTTGAGCCATTAGAGTTGATGAGAGGTGCTAGTTACCATAATTCTTATATGATTCTAGATGAAGCACAAAATTGCACATTAAAACAGATTAAAATGTTTATTACTAGAATTGGGGAAAACAGTAAGGTTCTGATTAATGGAGACGTTGATCAAACAGATTTAAAAAGGGATAGTGGATTACATATTTGCGTATCTAAATTGTCTCAACTAAAAGGTGTAGGAGTATGCGAGTTAACAGATGATGACATTCAAAGAAATCCAATTATAAAGTCTGTTTTAATGGCCTTAAAAGATGAAAATATTTATGATTAGAGACCAAGATAATAATCCTGTAAAAACATATAAAAATACTTGGTGCTATAAAACACTTGGAACTGCTAAATCGGCTGCAAAAAGTATTATCAAGCATAAAAATAAGAAACTTGATAAGAACTCAAAATTAAGTTTCCAGTATTTAAAGATAATAGAGTGCGAATTAGTAATAAAAGAAACACATCCTCTATAATACTTTTTAATCTAATGTGGTTGATTATCGGATTAATTTCTGCTGTGGATGTTTATTATGCTATAAAGTTTCAAAAGACTCTAAAATTAATGGAAGAGAATCCTATTGGACTATATCTAATAGAACTTTCCAATGGAGATATATCATTATTCATGGGTTTAAAAGTTTCTGGTACTGTCTTAGTTTTAGGTTTTCTTCAAAATTACTTTTATCTAAGTGGCTGCAAAAAGAAAATAGTTAAAATAACTTTTGGAGTTACCTTATTCCAATTATGGCTCCTTTACTATATGAGTAATTGAATGAGTTTATATGATTATTCCTGTAACTATTGTGGATTCTTATGGGAGAACGTCAGTCAATCTATTCACGACGCACCAAAGAAGCAATGTCCAAGATGTAAGAAAATGTGTCTCACAAGGTTAATTAGTCTAGGACTTCCCCCAATAGTAATAGGAGAAGCTACCACTTTAGGACAATTAGCAGATCGAAACACTAAGAAGATTGGTAAATACAAAACTTCAGAAGAAAAGGCTAAACATGAAGAAATCATAGGTAAGGGTACAAAAGAAAGAATAGACTTAAATAAGAAGATTTCCAAAATGACGCCAGAACAAAAATTAAGGTACATTGAGAATGGATGATTTTTTAAAGAACTCTATTACGTACAATGAAACTTATTTCAATAATGAAGGTAAAGAATGTGTAGATAATGACAAGTGTTATGCTAAGATGCTAGTCAAAACAATTGATGGAAGAGAAAGTATCACATATTCAATTATGTGTAAGATGAATCTTTTAGTAGATCCTTGGGGTGACGACTGCTCACAAAGAAGGGTGATAGAGAATACCTTCAAAAAGGTAAGTGAAGATTGTTTTCGTCTTTATATCAGATACTTAAAGACTCGTGAACAACGATTTCTAACTATAGCAAAAAGGAAACAAAATGGCTGAAGAAAAATCAAAAAGATATCGTATGACTAAACTTCAGAAATATTTTATTGATAATCATTTAGAATCTGATCCTAAATCTCTAGCTATTGAATTAGGTATTCCGGCAGATGTAATTGATCGTTACATGAAAAAATCGATTCGGGAAGGGAAATTAGTAAAAAAACCAGAAAAAGAAACCCCCGAGACTCCAACAGATGACAAGTTGATGTCTAAGAACAAGAGATATGGGGCTGTGGCGATGACTGAAGCTGCCGCATCTAAGGCTGATAGTTCTAGAGGTGCTGGTCTAAAGAGTAAATATTACAATGACGCAATCACAACCATCAGAAAGTAAGCCCTACAAATCTTTTTATGGTGAAATTTATGTCACAGAATCAGCACACTTAGCAGAGCTAATATTTAAGAGACGCTCTGAACTTAACAATGAAGGCACATTGCCTAATTTTTTTTGGCGTATTCCAAAGTATAAAAAATCTTTTGGTCTACAAACTATGTACGCCTCTAGATTGTTAAAGACTTATGATATTTCTGCTATAATTAAAGGGCTTAATAACAAGGCTGTTAAAAATGTCCTGTCTTTTTCCAATAAAAGGCTGATACCATTTATAGATGAAGCACAAAGTCTAGTAAAAGACAAAGTCTTTGAAGATAAGACCCAGCAAGATAAGAGTAAATTAGAACCAAAAAAACCTTTTGGTAAGAAAAATCTTTGGAGTATACTGAATGAGTAAAGATTCTGATACAGCGGTAAAGAAAAGTCTTAAAAACTTTGAAAGAGACTTCATTAAAACAGGACGGGAAGTTTTTGAGGAAAAATGCAGACTGAAAAGTCTGTCTATCTCTCCCTCATTGGATTTTGCATTGAATGGAGGTCTTCTAGAAGGTACTTGGGTTCAAATTGTTGGAAAAGCAAAAACCGGCAAGGCACAGCCTTTGGGGTCTATAGTTTATACACCGTCTGGTCCAGTTAAGATGAGGGATATAAAACAAGGAGATAAGGTATGTACCCCAGATGGGAAAAGTGCCAAAATTTTAAAAATTTATCCACAAGGGGTTAAAGAAGTTTATAAAGTTACTTTTAATGATAATACTTCCGCCTTCTGTTGTAAGGACCATTTATGGAAAGTTGCTAAAAATAATGGTAAAAATGAATACGTTGTTTTATCTCTAGAGGAAATACTTAGAAAGGGTTTGAAATATCACGATAGAAATAAGTGGAAAATTCAATTAACTGAACCTGTTAAGTTTAATAGGCGACAATTAGGGGTAAAACCTTACATCTTAGGATGTTTGATAGGCGATGGTGGACTAACACATGGAACACCTATGATTTCGTCAGCAGATGAAGAAATTTTAGATGAATTTAGAAGCTATTGTGATTCTATAGGAGCAAAGCTTATACATAGGTCTAATTATGATTATGCCATATCTTATGGTGCAGATCATAAAAAGAAAGAAAACCAACTAACTAAGGAATTAAGAAATCTAAAACTGATGGGATGTAACTCTCATCAAAAGTTTATACCTGAAGACTATAAATATTCGGACTATTTGGATCGTTTAGATTTAGCCAGGGGTTTAATGGATACTGATGGTTTTAATGATAAAGGTAAGACTGGAGAATATACTACAGTATCTAAGCAATTATCTAAAGATGTAATGGAGCTTTTGCAGTCATTAGGTTACAAAGTAAAAATCAAGATGAGAGAGACTAAATGTGATGGTAAAAGCTTTCTTTCTTATAGACTGCACATTGCCGGAAATGATATTTCTAATATTTTTTCTTTAACACGAAAGAAATTTGATAAAAAGAGGATTAAGCCCAAATTATTTCGTTCTATTAAAAGTGTGGAACAGGTTGCCAGTGAAGAGTGTCAATGTATCGAATTAGATAGTAAGGATCATCTATATCTAACCGACAATTTTATTGTCACTCATAACACCTCAACAATACTTCAAATTGCTGCCAATGCTCAAGCCGAAGGTAGAAATGTAGTATATCTAGATGCAGAGGGTAGAATAAAGAAGTATAACCTTTGCGGAGTAAAAGGTCTTGATCTGGATAAGATTCAGTTAATTCAATCAGATGGTAATACAATATTAACTGCGGAAATGTTTTTAAATGCACTAGAGGAAAAGATAAAAGCTCCAGAAAATGAGGGTGCCTTATTTATCATAGATTCTCTTTCAAGTCTTATTCCAGCTAAAGAATTAGAGGGATATGTTAGCGGGGATTTCCGACCAGGACTTCCAAAGATATTATCTAATTTTTGTAAGAGGATGGGACAAGTTGTACCAAAAACGAAAGCTATAATTATAGGTATTCATCATTTGATCTCAACACAATCTTCAATGCCAGGGGCTAAACAATGGACTGCTGATGGCGGTGTTAAAATAGGTTATCAATACGACACTATGATGCAAGTTTCTCACAGTAAAGACTGGATTGATGATAACGGGAATCGTATCGGTCAAGAGATTAACTGGAAGATTTTGACTTCCTCACAAGGAACTGATAAAACTAACGCTATTAGTTATTTTAGATTTAATCACGGTCTGGATAACGTTGAAGAGATTGTTGCTCTTGGAGATGATTTTGGAATCTTCAACAAAAAAGGTGCATGGTATTATATGAACTTTTTGGAGAACTATAAGGAAGAAATAGGTGAACAGATGTTGTTAGATCTGCAAGAGAAAAAATATGGTTTTCAAGGTAAGGCTAAACTATGCAGCTTTTTAAACGATAATCCCTCAGTCGTTAAAGTTATTGAAAAAGAAATGAAGGAATTTTTAGTTTGAGAGTCATAGGATTTGACAAAAAAATTTACAATATAAATTTTTCAAAGTCTGCACATAAAAGCTTTAGAGAAAATAAGTCTGCCTATCATAATAAAGCTAGAAAATTAATCTCTGAGATATTTCCATTTGAAGTTGTTTATGAAGAAACTACTCTACCGGGATCTAGAACAAGAGCTACTGGTCTTCTTTACGCTGACTTCATTATCCCCAAATTATCTATAATCATAGAAGTTCATGGGGAACAACATTATAAATTCAGCAAATTCTTTCATAAAACCAAAAAAGGCTTTCAAGAGCATAAACGTAGAGACTTCAAAAAAATGGAATGGTGTTTGTTGAATGATATAACCATGATAGTACTACCCTTTGATAAGGAAGAAGAATGGGAGAGTCTACTGAAAAACTGGAAGTAGAAAATATATTAGCAGAACTTGATTCTTTCTTGAATCAATATGAAATTGCTAATCATATTAATTTGTGCGAGTCGGACGCATCAGTGTACGAGTCTCTAAATTTTTCCACTAAACAACTTAAGGATTTGAGTAATGAAGAAGCTTTAACACATTCATATCTAATACAAACTTACATCTCTAAGCTCACTCACAAACAGAATAAGGAAACGGCTAGATTTGAATGGGCCTGTAATGCTTTTAATGATATGTATATACGATGTATGAATAATACAGAATTCCCAGATTATACAAGTAACTTATCTAAGGAACAGATTATATGCGATAAATATCCAGTGGTCAATAAACTCAGAGAAATTATGCGTAAATCTAAAACGGTATGTACACTATATACAAACAAAATTACACCATTGAATAAAACAGCCGAAATTCTTTATCAATTATCGAGGATCAAATGAGGTTAACACAAGCTATCAATAAAATCAAATTGGGGATACAAGAGGGTGATGAAGAATTAATTGAAGAGGGCTTTTTCCTTTTAACAGGTGAAAAAGTTTTATTCCCTGATGAAGATTATTCAGTACCAGATAATAATAAGGAAAGTTTATCTGATACTCCAAAAGTAATACATAATAGTACTAACAGAGCAGACAGAGCAGACATAGAAGACTTCTCTATGTTTAAGAACAAGAGAGAGCCAGAAAAGAAAAAATTCGTAAATAATTTTAACCCTGAATCTGTAGTAATAGAGAAAGAGCCTGATGAAGACCTTATTAATGATAAGGTAAAGCCAGTTCCAAGGACTCGTGCGGCGTTTAAGATGACAACTGTCTTCTGTCAAGATTGTCATAAGAACATTGAGATAAATCCACAATTCAAGAAAGAGCCTTATTACTGTGACTTCATCAAATGTGGACAAAAATGCCCAAATTCTTAGTAATGTAGCATCTGAAAAAGCTGTTATTTCTGGACTAATAAATCATGGTATCAACGCATTTGTAGATATCCAGTCGATAGTAAAAGAGGATAGTTTTACTATTGATAATAATAAGGTGATATTTAAATGTGTGACTAAGGCTTTAGAAACTTCCTCGTCTATCGACTTAACTTCAATTCTTTCTGCGGCAAAACAACTTGATCTAGATGAATATCTGAATAAACCAGATGTTTTAAAACATCTCCAGCATCTGATGAGGTACGAAGTAAAGCTAGAGAATGTAAGAAATCACGGCTTAAAGATTCGTAAACTACAGTTTACTAGAGAACTGCAAAATTCTCTTAGACATATTTATTTAGGTTTGAATGATGTTGATGGTGATCAGAGTGTCACAGAAATTCTTTCTATAGCTGAGAGTAGAATAGAAGAAATTGCATCAGAATATATTAGAGAGGATAGAAGTAATCCGCAGCTTATTGGGCATAATGTAATTGAATATGTCGAAAACTTGATGGATCAAGAAATTCGACCACCCGGAATCTCTACAGGTTTTCCAGCGTTCGACTTGGCTATTGGAGGCGGTCTTCGCAGGCAATGCGTTGATCTTATCGGAGCAAGGAGCAAGGCGGGAAAGTCAGTACTAGCCGATAATGTGGCGGAATTTGTCACAAGTCTAGGAGATAATGGAATTCCCGTTCTTATGCTAGATACGGAAATGAGTGAGACTGATCATCAAAATAGATTGTTAGCACTTCTCAGTAGAGTACCAATTAATAATATCTCAAGCAGTTCTTTTAAAACTGATGAAGCATCAGTTGACAATCTAAAGAGAGCCGCTAAAGATTTATCTGAAAGACCTTACCATTATATTAATGTTTCTGGTCGCCCATTTGATGAAATTCTTTCTGTGGCACGACGTTGGCTTTTAAAAGAAGTAGGCTATGACAAAAATGGAAGAATGAATGATTGCCTTATTATTTATGATTATCTAAAGTTAATGTCATCAGACAGTCTAAATGGTAATATGGCAGAATTCCAAGCACTTGGTTTTCAAATTACTAAACTGCACAACTTTTGTGTTCAATACGATTGCCCCTGCCTGTCATTCGTACAGCTTAACCGTGACGGTATTACTAAAGAGACTGAAGACGCTGTATCTGGGTCAGATAGACTTATTTGGCTTGCTACATCCTTTTCTATTTTCAAGACTAAGACAGACGAAGAATTTGCTCAAGATAAAGTTCTTTATGGAGATAAAGCCGGAAATCGAAAATTAATACCTGTGGTCAGTCGTCATGGACCTGGAATGGAAAGTGGCTATATTTGTATGCAAATGAATGGAGAAATAGCCGAGATCAAAGAGTTAGGGACATTAAGAGAAATCCAGAAAGAGAAAGAATTAAAGAATGATGGAGTCCCTGACAGAACCCCAGAAGAAAGCGATGAAGAGGCAGGCGACTGATAAGATTCGAGAGATTATGGAATCTCTTGATATTGAGGAATTTTATGAGTCTGAGAACAAAATGATAGGAAGATGCCCCGTTCATGACGGGGATAATTCTACAGCGTTTAATATTAATATTGACCCCACCTCTGAATATTATGGAATTTGGTTTTGTAATTCTCATGGATGTCATGAAGATTGTGGAAATGATGTCTTTGGTTTAATAAAAGGCATTTTAGAGCAAAAGAGTCAAAAAGAACAGACATTTATTGACGCTGTAAATTACTTGAAGAAGTTTGTATCTGGAAAAGTAGAAAGGCAGGATAATTTACAGTACAATCTTGAGGACTCTCGTATTGATAAGATTTTTCACAATGGGGCGATTAATAAGGTCATATGCACTAGGTCAGAGGTTATTAAAAGTTTAGAAATTCCATGCCCTTATTATTTAGCCAGAGGATTCTCTAAAGAGATATTAGAGGAATTTGATGTTGGATATTGTAATGTACTTGGAAAGCAGATGTATAATCGAACAGTCTTTCCAGTTTATGACAAATCATGCGTCAATGTAATTGGTGCTGTCGGTCGTGCCGTGTCCTCAAATTCTTCAAAATGGATAAACAGTAAAGGATTTAATACAGGAAATGCCCTCTATAATTACGGAAAAGCTTTTGATAGTCTAAAAAGATCTGGTGCCGCTGTACTTGTTGAAGGGCAGGGAGACGTACTGAAATTATGGCAATCTGGAATTACTAATTGCGTGGGGCTATTTACATGCAAAATAAGTGATCGTCAGACTATACTGTTAGAAGAAGCTTCCGTGGGCACACTTTATTTAGCTTTGGATAATGACGAGCCGGGGAGAAAAGGTAGAGAAGAAATTAAGGAGAAGTTTGGAAAAATATTTGATATAAAAGACATAAAATTCGACCATCATGATACTGGAGACATGACACCACAAGAAATTATTGAAATAATAAAACCTCAGATTATTAGGTAGTTTATGAGAAAAATAAACCGAGTAAAAATAAATAGATCTATAGAAAATCTTATGACTGCATGTAACGGAACTATCAATCAAAACAATGAGATAGCTCCGCAGACATCTATAGTAATAGAAGTATATAAAGTTTTTAGAGGTCTTAGATATTTAAACAATATAGAAATTTCTTCAGAAAATAAATACGAAAGCGAAAAAGTATAACGATATCAAAAGATTTTATAGCTATATTTACGATAACGTTCAAAACGATTTAACCGTTATGAAGAGAAAACAAGAAAAATTTCATACACTTTTTAGAGAAAAATAATATGACAACAATTGTAGCGTTGGCAGGAGCTAAGGTTTCGGGAAAGTCTACTACGGTAAATTATCTACACGGTTACGAAATGAAACGTCATGGGTTTATTAAACACTTCGATATTTCTCCAGAGGGGAAGTTGATAGTTAATGCTATTTATAGAGACGAAGACAATAGACCTTTCGAATCTGCTGGTATTTTTGATTTAGACCAAAAAAATCAAGAGTTTATAGAATATGCATCTAACTCATTTTGGCCGTTTGTTAGGGGCTTTAGTTTTGCAGAACCATTAAAAGAGTTATGTGTAAATCTATTTGGATTAGAACCAGAAAAAGTATACGGTACTGATGAACAGAAGAACTCACTAACAAAACTTAAATGGGTAGATATGCCAGGTGTTATCATTTATGATAGCGACGATATGTGTGACGAAGTATATTCTGTACTAGAGGAAGAAGGAATTGCTGAAAACTTTTATTTCAAATATTTACCAAGTGATGAAGAACAGTTCATGACTGGTAGAGAATTCATGCAATATCTTGGTACAGACATATTAAGAAAAATATATAGTAAAATCTGGACGGATTATTGTTTAAATAATATCAAGAATACTTCTCCAGATCTAGCCTTAATATCTGACTGCCGTTTTGAGAATGAGATTAATGCTATCCAATCAAATGGTGGAAAGGTTATCTATCTAACAAGAAATGGAAAGCCTGGAAGTCACTCAAGCGAACAGGCTGGTTCTTACATAGAACTTTATGATGCAATAATCGATAATTCCAATATGACAATTACTGAACAGAATGAAGCTGTTAAAGAGAAATTGTGCGAATGGGGAATTTTACCTAGAAGTCTTTAAGAAAGCTAAATATGCTAGTCTGCTATCACCGTAGTTCCTCAATCGGAACACTTAGTTTCTGTGAACAAAAATATTTCTTAACTTATAATTTAGGAATGAAGGATAAGCAGAATCTTAAAGCTACTATGGGAACAATAGTACATAAGTGTATGGAGACGTTGGGAAATATTGTAATAGCCAAACGAGAAGGAAAAAGGAAGGTTAAAGACGAAATTTTTAATCATACTTTTAAGCAGCTAGAAGATCTAGAATTTATCAGTAAAATGTGTTATGATTACTATTCTAAGCATGTTCCTGAACTGTCTGAAAAATTCACACCAAGGGTGTACCAGCAGTGCCACGATTGGTTTTTGAAGGCTTTGGCCTACAAGAATGGCGAAATGGACCCGAGAAACCAGGATATCTTTGCGGTAGAGCAGTTTTTCGATATTGAAATCAAGAAACCTTGGGCGAAATATCGATATGATGTTGACGGAGAGATTATAGAAGGAAATCTTTCGATTAAGGGAACTGTTGACGTTATAGTAAAACATGACGAAAATTACTTTCAAATCCTCGATTTTAAAACTGGAAAACGAATAGATTGGGCTACTGGTGAAATAAAGACGCAAGAAAAGCTGGAAAAAGATGTTCAGCTTCTTTTATATTATTATGCTCTTAAGAACACATTTCCTGATTATGAATTTTATGTTTCGATTTATTACATAAATGACTCAAAGATTGACGGAGTTGATGTGCCTGGTGGATTGTTTGATATCTGTTTTGATGAGTCAGACTATGAAAAAGCCGAAAATATACTTAGACAAAAGTTCGAATACATAAAGTCAGTTAGACAGCCTAGACTATTGTCTGATGATAATACTCATTGGAAATGTCAATATCTGTGCAAATTTTCTGAAGAATGGGATGATTCTGGGAAGTCCACTTGCCAATTCATGCGAGACGAGGTAAAATCCAAGGGGCTATTAGATGTCGTGGCTGAATATGGAGATATTTCAAAAATATCAAAATATGGCTCAGGCGGGGGGGTATTGTCAGAAGAAGATAAAAAAGGAGATGTTTAGTGGATGTAGATAGAATAATATTAAACATTGAAATTAATTTATATAAGTCTTTAGTAAAACAATATGGTTTTGCTTTAGCTGTTTATTCTGACAATGCTTTTGACTGGGGGATAATAAATGAGACAATTGAAAGATCAGAATACAAAATGGTTTCCAACTAGAGTAACTTCACATTACTCACTATTACAGTCAACATTAACACCTAAAGTTTTAGTATCTACTGCTAAATCTTTTGGGTATAATTCTGTAGCACTTACAGATTACGCATCTGTTTCAGGTGCTGTTCAATTTATAAAGGCTTGTAAAAAGGAAGAGATCAAAGGGATTATCGGATGCGAGATCCCCGTAGAAAATTATGGAGGAACTATAATTGTTCTTTGCAAGAATAAAGAAGCATGGGTTAAGCTATTAAAAATTGTTTCTATATGCAATAAGCATGAGGGATTGATATTCCCGTCAGAATCTCTGTCTATTATAGAAGGGGATTTTTTTGTTATTGACGGATATATTGGAAGCCGATTATTTTATCATATTGTTGAAGACCCAGCATGTATTCATAAGGCTGAGACTGAAGAAGAAGCAGTCTCTTGTCTAGATAATACAAACCAGGATTTAGTTATTCAGAAGATTAATGACTACATTAATTTATTTGGGGAAAACTATTTCTTAGAGCTTAATAGAATCAATGGAAAAGAGTTCCCATCTTCTAACGCAGTGTCTGATTATCTATCTCAGATTGCTACAGACATGAATTTTTCTAACTTGGTTGCTGGTTGCCCAATTAATTACGCCAAGCCTGAAGACGCGGTAGACCATCGTCTTTTACTATCATCTAAGATGAAGGTGACCAGTAGTAATGCGGAGAAGGGGCTACTTAAAGAAGATTTTTACAAATTTACAAAATTCTTCAAGAGTAACCTTTATTGTTTTCCAGACCAAGAGAATATAAAAAAACTCTATGAACCTAATCTGATTGAAAATGTGGGCAAGATTGATGAACAATGTGAGTCCTATGATATTCTTTCTGCCCCACTATTACCAGTGTTTGATTGTCCCGGTGGTTTAAGCCAGATCGAATACCTTAAACAGCTATGCCGTGAGGGTTGGAAAAACAAATTAATACCACAAGGTGTTGTAAAAACAGAAGAGAAGAGTATTGAGTATAGAGATAGAGTATTAAGCGAACTTAAAATCATTGAAGAAGCTAATCTTGCTGGCTACTTTCTTATCGTAGCAGACTATGTAAATAAATTCAGGGATAATGGACGATTAATCGGTCCTGGGAGAGGGTGTTTCTTACCAGATACAAGAATCAAGATGGATGATGGAATCTATACCCCCATTGCTTCAATTGAAATTGGAGACAAGGTTATAGATGCTTATGGAAAGCCTCAAGAGGTATATGACAAACTAGAATATGATGTAGATGAAGACATTATTGAGTTAGAATTTGAAAATGGAAAAATTGTCAGATGTACTCAAGATCATAAATTTTTAACGAATAACAGAGGTTGGGTAGAAGCTAAAGATCTAAATAATGAAGACGATGTGGTCGAGGTATAAAAAGAACCTCGATTGGGACTTTTGGGTGTATAGGATGATATGATGAGAACTAAGAGACTATATCAAATAATTTACAGGCATGAACAGTATATTCAACCTATGTCTAAATTAATTAGTAGTTGTTTTATTACACTCTACAGAGAAGATGTAGTTAGTCTAAATTTGCCTAGATTAATTAGGACTCATTCATGGCTCAGTCTTGTCTCTTGTGAAGACGAGTATTTTTTCATAGAAGAAGTCAAATATGAAGAGTGATTATGAAAACCATTACATTGAAAGAGTTAAAAGACTTAAATTATAGTCCAAAAGGTGTCTCTAATTACAAATTAATAGAAGGAGAATGTTCCAAGTGTAATCAAAATTTTGAGTATTCAAATGTAAAAAAATTTTTACGAAATAGAAAATCAAATCAAAACAAAGACGAATGGGATACTTGTGCTAAGTGCTATCTGAAACTTAAGACTATTGAAGATTCAAAATGGATGGAAGCTAACAGACAGGCTCAATTAATAGCTCAAAATAGACCAGAACAAAAGAAAAGAAACGCAGAAGGCGTTTCTAAAAGTTGGGACCAAGAGAGAAAATCAAAAGCTTCAGATTTTTTAAAAAAAAGATGGGAAAACGAAGAGGGGTTTGCTGAGAAGGCTCTTAAAAATTTCGAATGGACTCAAACAAATGATGAGAGGCATAATGAGATTCTAAAAAGGTCTCTAGGAGCTGGTGGGCTTAAAGGAGAGTATCAGGGGATCAGATACGATAGTGCTGTTGAATTATCTTTTTTATTGTGGTGTGAGAATAAAAATATTCCCATAAAAAGATATGATTTAGCTCCTATCTCTTATTTGGCAGAAGATGGTAAAACAAGATTGTATTTTCCAGATTTCATTATTTACCACAATCAGATTATAGAGATCAAAGGTTTAGGGGTGTATTATCAAAAAAATTATCAGAGAAATTTGTTAAAAATAGACGCTGCACAAAAATTCTGTCAAAATTATAAAGTAATATTTAGTGACGATGAGTGCTTGAAGAAATTCTATAAAAAAGCTAGAAAGTTACATCATGAAACTAAAAAATAAGAAACTGACTAAACATACTGGTAAAGTATATGATCTTTCTGTGACAAATTCTCACACGTATAATGTTGAAAGCTTAGGTGTTCATAATTCAGCCGCAGGCAGTTTAGTCTCTTATTTAGTTGGTATTACTCTGATTGACCCTATTCCTTACGGCCTTCTATTTTCAAGATTTTATAACTCAGCACGTATTGGCTCATTACCCGATATTGATGTTGACTTCCCACCAGATTTGCGTGAAGAGGTCATTAATTATCTTAGAGAAAAATATGGTCACGATAAAGTTTGTCAGATGGTGACTTTTGGACGGTTGCAAGGTCGTGGAGCACTAAAAGAAGTATTAAGGATTAATGAGTCATGTTCGTTCGAAGAGATGAACATGATTACGAACAAGATACCACTAGAGTCACTTCTTTCTGATAAGCTGGAAGAAATGGAAAAACCTTCAGTAATTAAATGGTGCTTAGAAAATGACCCAGACGCTCTAAGAGAGTATTGCGTAGAAGTTGATGGTGAGCTTTCTGGTGATTATGCAAAACAATTTGAACAAGCATTAAGAATTGAGGGGATATTTAAATCTCAAGGCAAACATGCTGCTGGAGTGGTTGTTTCATCTGTTCCATTAGAACAGTTCTGCCCAATGGTTAAACCAACCAAGGGGGAAGATTCTGTAGCTGGATTTGAAATGAGCGATTTAGAAGCGGCTGGCGGTGTTAAGCTCGACATATTGGGTGTAAATTTATTACGTAAAATAGAAATGACATGTCATGTGTGATGTAGAAAAAGTAATGGATGATATTTTTTTTGATATATGGTACGATTCGGCTGATCAATTAGATAATGAAGAATTAAGGAAAATAGAAAATATTATTTACGATAATATTAACAGCCTAAATATAATTATGCAAAACTTTTATTTTAGAGAATTTTATGATATATAATACATATTGTGTGTACGATTTAGAGACTACATCACCCTCACCAAAAACTACACAAATAGTGCAAATTGCTGCCAAGATGGTCAATAGCAGAACTTTAAGTATAATTCCGGGGTCAGAATTTCAGTCATTAGTTCAACCTAGTTTTGATCCAGAATTTTGTAAGCTTCATAGATTAGATTTACTTCAGCCGGGGGCTATAGCAGTACATGGTAAAACTGAAGCAATGCTTAGAACGGCACCCACACTAAAAGCCGTTTGGTCAAATTTCTGTGAGTATGTGAAGTCTTACAATTACAAAGGGACTAATTGGACAGCACCAATTCGAGTTGGATATAATAATAAAGGGTTCGATGATATCATTGTTGAAAGGGTTATGTGTGACTCACCTTGGGAATATGGACCATCTTCTAAAGATAAAAGCAGACAGGATTTATTTAACAAATACTCATCAATTGACGTATATGATATTATGTTACTGATGTTTGAAAATGATAAATCTGTTAATAAGTTAGGGGCCGATGCTTTAGTACGTGGACATATGGGTTATTCGAAAAAGAATGCTCACGATGCTATGGCTGACGTAGATATGACGGCGGAATTATTCTGTACGGTACAGCGTTCTATTCGGGCATTTGCAAAGACTAAGAATTTTAAAGGAATGTTTAACTAGTTATAAAAAGAAAGTAATAATGGAAATTCCCCAACTTTTTCGTGAGTCACGTTATGGTATGCCAAGTGCAGACCAAATTTTACCTAATAGGAACTATTTAATTGGATACTCCTATTTATTCCGGCAGCCTCGCTGGGCGATGCAGGTAATCGATGGATCGGCATCTGATGTATCTGTAGACCGTCAGGACTGCTTCAGACCTGATTTAAGAATCCCCGAAACCTTCAGAGCTACATTATCTGACTATGCGGGTTCTGGTTACGATAGGGGGCATCTTGTTCCATCTGCCGATAGCAACGAGACACGTCTAGAAAACAGCGAAACATTCTTACTCTCTAACATGAGTCCTCAAGCCCCAGACATGAATCGTCGATCTTGGAGAATTCTAGAGTCAGCAGTTAGAAAGATTGCACAAAAACCTGAAGTAGTAGAGGTCTATGCTATTAGCGGACCTGTTTTTGATTTATCAAAACCATTTACTAAAATAGGTGATGATGTTATTGTCCCGCATGAGTTTTTCAAGACTGTTTTAGTTGAAGATAATAAAGGTAAGATTGATTTTTGTTCATTCCTTTTACCTAATGAAAAAACAAATACTACTTATAAAGACCACGTTGTTTCTGTTAAATATTTAGAGTTTAGAACCGGACTGCTTTTATGGGATCGTCTAAAAGGGAGTTCAATAGAAAAGGCAAAAACAAAGAAAACTATCCGTAAAGGAATATAAAAGAAAGATTCAATAAGTGAATAATCTAGATATCACTAAAATACCTTTAGACGATCAAAAAACTTGGGACTTAATTTGCTCTGGTAACACTAAAGGTGTGTTTCAGCTAGAAACTAACTTAGGTAAGCATTGGTGTAAAGAGTGTAAGCCAAGAAGCATAGAAGAGTTATCAGATGTTATTAGTGCTATTCGGCCTGGATGTATTTCCGGAGATTCGTTAATAACAATTAAAAATAGAACTTATGATACAAGATCTAATACATACGCTAAGAAGACAATCAGGGAATTATGCAATAATGCACATAAAGTAACCAGTCTGTTATCTCTTGATACTTCGTCTAAGAAAATTATAGACAACGGCATTGAAGATATTTTTTATAGTGGTGAGAAAGAATGTTTTGAGGTTTTAATAACAAATTATTCAAAGGGGAAGAAAAGACTACAGGTTAAGAAAAAATGGCATGATCTGGAGTGTACGGCAGAGCATAAAATGTTGACATCTGATTTAAATTGGGTTTCTTTAAAGGATTTGAAACCTGGTCAAAGAATAGCATGTCTGAAAAAAGCTAGTAACAAGACTAGAATGTCTAATACTATTAGTAATAGACATGTAAAAGATGGGCCTAGAATGCCTAATGTAGATGGTACTAGATATTTTGCTGAAATATGTTATAAAAACTATATAGAAGAATGTGTTATATGTGATTGGGATGAAACAAGTTTAGATACACATCATATTGAAGGAAATAGACATACCAACAATAAACCAGAAAATTTAGCTTACTTATGCCCTAATTGTCATAGAATGCATAATATGTCTTTAATAAGTACAGATGAAATACTGACAAAAAGAAAGGAAAAAGAACTGCCAAAATTTGAAGGTGTTGAATGGGTCACTTATTTAGGTAAGAAATCTGTTGGGGTAAAAGACACTTATGATATTACTATGAAGTCTCCTAACAATAATTTTATAGCTGGTAATTTTATTGTACACAATTCATTAAAGGCAAAACAAGATGGAAAGTCCATGACTCAGCACTATGCTGATAGAAAATCTAGTAAAGAAGAAATGGACAGTCTATACGGACCAATTGACCATATAGTCGCTAGTACTCAGTCAATTATCCTCTATCAAGAGCAGTCAATGAAGATTGCTCAGGTGATGGCGGGCTTCTCGGAACAACAATCAGATACTCTGAGAAAATCAATCGGTAAAAAAAATGCGTCCCTGATGGCAGAGGTAAAGGTTCAATTTTTAGAAGGATGTAAGCAGCAAGGACACTCAAAAGAGGACTCCGAGCGAATCTTTGAGATTATCGAAAAAAGTTCTAGATATAGTTTTAATAAATGTCTTGCCTTGGATACATTAGTTGAACTGGAAAACGGCGATATGATTACAATTGAAGATGTATCTATTGGAGATAAGGTAAAAACTCCGGATGGTTATGCCGTCGTAAAGAATAAATACAATAATGGCATCCAAGACGTGTTCCGAGTTAATATTGGATGCAAAGAAATCAAGTGTACTATTACCCATAAATTTTTAAGTAAAGACGGGAAAATTCTCCCATTATGGTCCTTTCTATTTACCGGACAACCCATACATGAATGAATTTATAGAAGATCAATATTGGAAAGATTTTAATAATGGCAAGAATCTAGATAAGTACGGAATAAAAACGATAAAAGTTATCATGTTAGATAGGTGGCAGTCACAAGACCCCTCCTTTTTTGCATTCAAAAATAGAGAAGAATTATTAAGAGTTGGTAAATGACTAATAATGCTTATTCAAAGATCAATAATGTTGACCCTAGCCACATAATGGAATGGTTCTACTCCAGTGTCTGTG